CCTGCGGTTGATGGGGACGATTTTTTTCAAACCTTTATAGGACAGCTTATTACGGCTAAAGCCATAATGAGGAAACGGTATATTGATGTTGATTCTGAGCAAATATACGTTTTAGTACCGAGTGATGTATGGGCATCGTTATTTGCGTTAGAGAAAGCAACAAGTAAGGATTATATCAATACGGCAGCCCTACAAGCGGGTAAGATGGAAGCTTTTGCAGGGGTTTGGTTTATCAACCTGGAGAAAGTTCCTGGGGATGATTTATTTCCATCAGGAACCCAATTTCCAGGTTTGACGGACTCGAAAACGGATAATGTTAAGGGGAAAGTGACGGTGACTTCTTCTGCGTCCTTTGCCAATGATAAGATCAAGTATGTTCTTCCTATTTATTGTAAATCGGCGGTTGCTTTTACGCAAAGGAAAGCGATTGAGGTAAAACATTCTGAAGATCCTGGTAAATGGCATGCACCCCAAATTACATTAACAGCATCATTTGGTGCAACCCGTGTTGAACCAGAGAAGATTTTAGGGATTGAGATATCGCATGCCTCACTTAAGGGAGTACCGAAGTTAGTTAAGGATACAGAGGATAAAAAATCTAAAGAGAAAGCGAAATAGACTTAATGACTGAGTGTGAGCTATGTAATTGGGCGTTGTTAAAGTTAGGGCAACGCCTGATAGAGGAGCTGGATGAGGGAAGTATAAAAGCGGAATATTGTAGGCTTTTACTTCCTCCATTCATCGGGGTCTATTGCGTTCATTTGCGTGGAGTTTTGCGACGAAGTCTTCTCTTTTATCTGCTTTAGCCTCAACAGGGGGCGGAGAGGTTCGTTACGGTCTTCCTAAGAAGTGTCTTAAAGTTCTTAAAATAGATAGGGATGGGACATTAGATGGGGATTGTATTGTTGTCCACGATAATAAGTCTCTCCCGCTTTCACTTAAGTATATTGAGGAAGTTTCGTTAGAAGATTGTGATCCTCTTTATCAAGAGGCACTTTCCTTAAAGTTGGCAAGTGAGCTTTGTCCTGTTTTAATTTCTGATGATCAATTGCGGTCGTATTTGAAAGGTGAAAGTGATAGAGTTTTAGCGATTGCTACTGACTTGGATGGAATAGAAGTACCTGAGTCTAGGGAGTATTAACATGGCTCGTACGACATGGACAAAACATTCTTTTTCTGCAGGTGAGTTATCTCCCAATATTATTCAATCTCGTAAAGATATGCCATTGCACGCATCAGGAGTTTCAAAGTGTAGCAATCTTATTCCCTTGAGGGCGGGTTCGCTTATTTCTCGACCTGACAGTTTGCCTTATTCGGATTGCAAACTACCTTTAAAGGCGAGCCGTATTATTCCTTTTAGTCTTATGCATGGCATTTATGTGCTTCTTGTTTTCGGGAAAAATGAGTTGTCTATTGTAGCTTTAGGACAAGCCCCTCAATGGACTCCTAGAGTTCTTAAAACGGTTAAAACGCCTTATTATGATTGGGAAGCTCAGGAGTTAGAGTGTGCGGTTTTTGGTCAGTTAGTGGTTTTAGTTCATAAGCATCATCCTCCTTATCAGCTGGTATATACAGGAGCTGATTACAAGTTTTCTAAGATGGAATTTTCCCCATCGCCTTGGTTAGGGAATGGTATTAAAGGGGGAGCTAAATATGAAGCTACTCTCTCTATAAAGCGAGTTTCAGATGATGCTAAAGATCTTTTTGAGGTTACATCCTCTGTTGCCTTATTTGATGCGAATGATAAGGGCAAAAGCATTCGTTTAGGATGTATTCCTAGTGGTTGGCGGTCTGAGACTGAGTATCCTGAGAACGCTTTTATGGTTAGAGGTGAGAAAGTATATCGAAGTACAAAGGGTGGTAAATCAGGGAAAGACTGGAAGTTAAAAGAGGGGTCTACGTATGTTAAAGACGGGAGTGTTCTATGGGTAACGGTTGCGTCTCTTGATGGCAAGGTTGCAGAGACTCCTTCTCATCGTAAATTTCTGACTACAACCGTCCGTCCTTACTATATCTGGGGGGCTATAGAGCACGTTATTGATCCTAATACAGTTCATGTTTGTCCAAGATCAAAGAATGCTTTTTTGGCGGGTGCGGGTATTGTTGAATGGAATTTAAGTGCTTGGACACTGAACGGTTATCCTTCGCATGTAACTTTTTACCAAAACCGATTATTATTTTCTGGTGGCAAGGACGATGAGTTATCTGTCTATTCGTCTTGTTCTAATAACTTTTATGACTTTTCCCCTGATGGTGAATATGGGGTGAGTGATCCCCTGAATGCGTTAACTATGGCGATTACGGACGCTTCTGTTAGTGAGATAAAGTGGATGCATCCGCTAGGCAGTGGTGTTCTTGTCGGATGTGACTCTTCTTTGTGGTTATTGTCTCTTAGTGCTGATCAAGGGTTCAATGTAGATTTTAGGCGTATATCTGGATCAGGTGTTTATTCCTGTTCTCCTATTAGTCTTGGAGATTGTTTATTTTTTGTTTGTGGTGCGGGCAGACGGATTAAATCGGTAACGGGAAGTATTGAACAAGGGTTTAGATTTATAGAAGTAACCCAGTTTGCTGATCATTTATTTAAACATCGCATAAGTCAGTTAGTATACCAAGAAGAACCGCATTCGATCATCTGGGTTATATTATCCTCTTTTCAACAATGTTCATCGCAGATGTTGGGTTGTCGCTTTTCAGCAGACGGGGATGGGGATTTTGCATGGCATACGCATACTATCAGTGGCGGACGGCGTTGTATATCAGCGGTATCTTTTCCAAGTGTAGATCATGGTGAAACGTCTGTTTGGTTGCTGGTTGGTAAAGCAGACGGTGATGCAGAATTGGAGCGATTAGGTGATTTTAGTTAACAAGAGGATACTATAATGGGCTTTTGGTCTTGGGTTGGAACTGGCCTTGCGACTGTTGCGGGTGCAGTTGCGATGGTAACTCCTGTTGGATGGGTTGGGGCTATCATTACTGGTGCTGCTGGAGCAGTTGGAGCAGCTATCACTGCTGTGGATCAGATCAACGAGCAGGCAAAAAGGGACGAAGAGGAGTCTAAGGAGCGAATTGAAGAGAAGCTAAAGTATCTGGTAAAGGCTGGTGATACGGAGGCTGGAGCAGATTTACAGCGATTGGTTAATTTATGTACGGAGGTTGAAACTAAGCAAGATTTATTAGCCAAGGATAAAGTACCTACAGGGGAAGAAGCATCGACATTAAAGGCTATTCAAGATGGTATCAGGGAGCTTAGGGAGGGATTAGTTGCATGGACTTCACCACTTAATCCTCACAAGGATAAATACGATTCTGTTATAGGTTCACTTTGGGGACGAGTGCAACAGGTAGGAGCGGATCACGAACGATACGTTTGTTCTGCTTTAAGCCAAACTCTGGAAGCTGGGCTGAATGACCTTAAGGGTGCTGGGGAAAAACTTTTAAATCTATCTAAGGAAGAAAACGTTGAGTTAACGGATAAAGGACAGGAACTTTTAAGACGATATGAACGTAAAGTTGATGGTGATGAAGCTGGTCTTATTAATGAGGTTGAAAAGTTAATAGGCAAAGCAAACGAAAGCCTAGAAGATGCTAAGGAAAAAGTTGAAGAGTCGAGAAAAGCTGTAGCGGGTAATAATCCGGACGTAGCCATAGGTTGTCAAAAGGAAGCTGAGGGAGCTAAGAAAGCCGCGGATGAAGCTATTATTAAGCTGACGGGGTTAATTAAAAACCTTACAGGTAACACTCCCCCAGATACTTTTAATAATATCGCTGCTTTATACGCAACATCGGCTTCCTATCAAGATAAGGTTAATCAAAACATTCGTCCTGTTTTGCAAATACAGATAGAAGCCGACATGAAAAGGCAGAGGATAAATTGGTATAAAGTTGATTTTGCATACATAAACGATAGATCTAAGAAATATCTCGACGAAATTAAGGCTATTATGCCGAGTATAATAGGCTTAAAGAAAGTAACCCAACGCAAGCTCGCTATCATGCGGAGTATGCCAAGTACTATCTGGCTATAGTAGCCGAGTGGATGTCTGCGGCGACTAAGGACAAGACTTTGTTGCCTTCTTGGTTTACTACGAGAGCGGCTATTAATTTTGCAGGGTTCTTTGGCAATTTAACTAATACCGTAGGCTATGGTGGTGAAACTGCTAATATTAAAAAACAAATAAAAGAGTTAGCTCCTAAGGTCGGTGCAGCTACGCAGTTAGCTGCGATAGCGCATGAGGCACGATTTAAGCGTGAGATGGAACTTGCGTTTGCGGTTTTAAGCGACAATGCTGAAATGACAAGGCAGATTAATGAAGAGATAGCAGCTACTAGAGCTAATCAGGCTGAGAAAGAAGAGGAAAAAGAAAAGGAAAAGGCAAGAGTAGCGGAAGAGCAAGAGCGATCAAGATTAAAAGCTAAAGAAGAAGAAAGAGTAAGATTAGCAAAAGCGACAGAAGAACGGCAGAGGGAAACAGAGAGACTAGAAGCTGAACGGCAAAAGGATAAAGCTGACGATGAAGCAGAAGCGGACAAAAATTCTACAGAAAAAGAAGAGTGGGAAAAAGCTGTAGAGCTGGCTAAAGCCGAAGAGGTAAAGTCCCAAGAACAAGGTTTACAAGTAGAGGATCAAGCGGAAGATTTTTTAGATTTTCCCTCTGTACCGACGACTGCACTGCCTACTAAAGATGTTCAAGCACAAGCACCAAAAGAGGAAGATTTAGGCTTGCCTTCTGTTTCGACATATCAAGTTTCAGAACCCCAAGCTGAAGAGAACCTGCCCCGATCTGAAGCTATACGTAACGTCGTGAGCAAGAGAGTTAAGGAGGATCAAGCTGAGAAAGAATCCGCCTTGCATTAGGGGTTGGGGAAAGTATCTATGCAGGGATTAAACAGACGAAAGCGGAGAAGAACGCTCAAGAGATTTTAGACTCTATCCAAGTAGAAAAAGAACTAAGATTACGCAATGAAGCTATTGAGGATTTGCAAAAGAGAAGTGAAGAAGCATACAAGGAATGGAGCGAGTTATCAAACGAAGCTATGAGGAGTAGATTTGAGGACTATGCTACAGCGTTTTATCGTGTATATTCTCCTAAGGACGGACATTTTACAGGATCTAAAGAGAGCCTAAAAGCCCTTGATGCCCTCCTTAATAAAGACCTTGGTTTTTATCGTGTGCATTCCTTTTTATCAACGTGGAGTCCTTTAGGACTAACATACAAGTCTCAACCACCTACCAATGATTTAGATGAGTGGCTACAGAGGTTAGATACGCTTTATCGTAAATGTCTTTTATATCTCAGAGAGAATAAGCAATATAGTGATGAATTGTTGGTTTTAAGTGGCAAAGGGAAAGAAGCCGTTACAAGTCATGCTTTTGAGGTACTATCGAACAAGCAAAAAGCGAGAGCTATAGGTATTAGCAACACTCTTAAAGAAGCTCAATGGTTGAATAAGAAGTTGCCTAAAGGGGGCGATGTTCTTACATCGTCAAAGGGTTATATCAGCAAAATAAGATCTGAATTACAAAAGATTAATACCAAGGTTGAACAGTTAAACAACGCCTTAAAACTTCTAGGTTTAGAGGTTGAAGAGCTAGCGGATACTCGGACTTCCTTTGCGATTAGCAAAGGCAGTGAAGAGATTTTAGAAGCGGATTATAATTTTCCCTCTTTATCTGTTTTAAAAACAAATTCTGAGGTTGATCCACATTTTAGCCAATTGTTCGATATGTTTATTGAAGATTTCCGCAATACTCAGTCCGTTTTGAGCAAGTCGGAAGAAGATAAGCGTTATCCTATGTTTACGGAAGAATATCTTTCTACGATACATAACGTTAGGAAAGACGTTGATAGGCTTTCGCCCCTTTCTTCTATTTCTAAGATTACTAAGAAAGGGGGCGGTGATCCCTCTTCGATGTTGGATTATGAGAAAATCGGACATGATACGGCTTCACTTCCTGATGATTTAGATAAGAGGTTTAAGGATTTATCCCGTTGGCGGGGTTGGGTTCAACTTCCTCCTGCTAAACCCGTTACACTTCCACGTACTGCAACATTAGAGCCTCGTCCAGACAGAGAAAGAGAACAAAGAAATACGCAAGAGCAACTGAACAGGATTAGTTATTCACAACCCTCTTCTGAAGATATTAGGGTTGCTATAGATCCTGAGGGAAGACGCCGTATATTAAAAGGCGATGAGCAGCCTAGAACCAATGAGCGGTTAGATTTGGTGGAGGAACGGTGTGTTCATATTCCTTGTATGGATACGGGTGATGTCTTCAACGGCACGATGGGTAAGAAGCGTCGTATATTCAAGGTATCGGTTCGAGTTATCAACACTGCAGGTATTGAGGTTGGGATATTAGGTTATCCCCTTATTCCAGTGGAGGAGTTAAGAGGTGAACCAAAGACGGGTGAATTTGAGGTTTTAGTACCGTCTGACGCATCAGTAAATCCAGAAATAGTTATTAGCCAGAAGACGGGTACTCCCTTTTGCCTTACATCGATCACGGCACATATGCAAATAGAGAATTAAAGATATGGGAATATTTGATACCATTAAAAACAACGAGAAGACCGCAGCATCCCTAATCGGAGGGGTTGCTTCTCTTGGATTGAGTCTTTTAGCCAAATCGGGCGAGGGTAAAGCCCAAGCTAAAGACTACGAATACCGAGCATCCCTTGCTGAGGAGAATGCTAAGAGAGCTGATGTTCTCTATCTCGAGAGGGAAGAGCAGGCAAGGCGAGAGGGTCTATTTGATGCAGGGCTGTTTCGGATGAAAGCAGAGATGTCAGGTCTTTCAGGGGCTAGTCTTGATATGTGGGTAGGACAGCGTTACCACGATGCTTATAAGGGTGTCGTTAATGCCCGTACGACCAGAGAACAAACGGTTAGTAGATTTATGAAAGAGGCAGGTTGGCATAGGGATAATAAGGGTGCAACGGATAGTAGTACATTTTGGTCTAAAGCTGCCATTGGGCTAAGCGGGGCAACTAAAGTTGGGTTGGATGATCTATACGAGAAATGGAAAAGCTAGTAAAAATGGTTGAATTAAACTACAAGAAGCCATCAGTTGAATCGATTGCACCTAATCAAGATGCGGTGAGAGATGCAGTTAATCCCGCAAGAGGCTTACAAGACGTCTCTGTTGCGATAGAGCAAGCCACCAAAACCTTAGAGACTTTGAGGCGAGCTACTGTTTTTGCTGACGCTAATACCCAATTTACGAGGGTTTCAGCGGAAGCAGATAAAAGTTTTATGGACTATACTAACAGTCTTGATACAAGGAATACTCCCCAAGCTGGAGATAAAATCAATGCGTATGTTGAGGGGACTTTAAGGAAGAATTATGATAATTTTATCTCTACCATTCCCAACAGAGAAGTACGTCAGCATTTTCAAGCTCAGGTAGAACATGACTTACGCCATTATCAGAAAAAAGGATTAGAGATTCAAATAGGTGCACAGCGACTATCCCTAACGGAAAATGTAAACATCGTAATGGGCAATGGTACTGCTAGCGTGTTACAAGATCCCTCTAATGAGAATTATTTCCGACAAGTTAACAATATAACCGATCATATCAATTCTCTGCCGATTAGTTTGGTAGACAAACAAACTTATATTAATCAAGCCCAAAAGGATTTAAATATTAATCAAGTTAGCGGCGTGTATAAAAAGAACCCTAGAATCTTTGAGAACTTTATCACCGCTTCTTACAAAGGCGGTTCACCACCGAAAGATCCTACCTCAATAGCTGATATTGCTGACTCAGCAAGTGAACGTAGTCTTGAGATTAACGCAGATGTTAGTAAAGCTATTGGCTTAGCGGGTTGGGAACGTCTCGATGATACTTTGAGACGTTCTCTTCTTGATCGTCTGATCAGCAAGGATAACTGCATTAATACTAAACTAAGGGATGCAACAAAAAAGCGCGTACGTTTGATTGAAGCAAATCTCGATAAAGGGAATGTATTGAAAGATTCAGACTTAATCCCACTTGAAGATTATACGCAAGCGTACGGGGTTGAACAAGGTGCTGAACTCTATGAATTGCAACAATTTAAATCTGCAATAGCCCCTGAGGTAGCTCGTATAAAGCTGATGTCAACAACAGAGGCAAAAGAGCTTTTACAAAAGGTAGAAACTCACGGTTCAGATCCTACATTATCGCTAGAGAATACGACTAAGATTGCACGATACTATCAAATGCTGAGTAAAGCCCACACGGAATCAATGCAAAAACTGCACCAAGACCCTATTAAATGGGGGATTGAGCATAAGCAGATAGATCCGCTTCGTTTTGATACAGCAGAGAATTTTGCAAGAGCTCTTGTTCAACGATCTTCGTTTGTGAAGAAGATAAAAGAGACACACGGTATTGCAAGTCAGCATTTGAGTTCGACAGAAGAAAAACAGTTTAAAGATCAGCTTATGAAGCTTCCATCTTCTGAGACTGTGGCTATGATCCAAGGTGCGTATAACACGTTATCAGATAGTGATAAAGAGAGTGTCCTTTCGTCTTTTGCCAAGATTAAAGACAATGCATTATCTGCTGTTGTTCAGTTGAGTTCGGAATTTGCAGATGAGGCGAACGTTGCAGCTGGTAGTATTATCGTTGGGACTAAGAATAAACTTGATATTGAACAGCAATATAAAGCCCATCCTCAATCCGATAATAAGGCGTTTGATACCCATTACAATCCCATTATTGCTAAGCATC